AGCTGCCGCTACACCAGAAGGTGGTGATGAGCATTATGCAAATCTTGCAGACTTTTTACCTGACGATGTTTTAGGTGCATTAGGTTCAGACTTAAATCAAAAGTACATGGATTATTCTATGTCAAGAAAAGATTGGGAAAGAACTTATACACAAGGTTTAGATTTATTAGGTTTCAAATATGACAATAGAACAGAACCTTTCCAAGGAGCTTCAGGTGCAACACATCCTGTTCTTGCAGAAGCTGTTACACAGTTTCAAGCTTTAGCTTACAAAGAATTATTACCATCAGATGGACCCGTAAGAACTCAAATCATTGGATTACAAACTCCAGATAAAGTTCAACAAGCAACACGTGTTAAAGATTTTATGAACTATCAAATCATGGATCAAATGAAAGAATACGAACCTGAATTTGATTCTATGTTATTTCATCTTCCACTAGCTGGATCAACTTTTAAAAAAGTTTATTATGATGAAGTAGAAGGTAGAGCGGTATCTAAATTTGTACCGGCTGATGACTTAGTGGTTCCGTATACGGCTACCTCATTAGACGATGCGGAAGCAGTCATCCACAAAGTAAAAGTTTCTGAAAACGAATTGAGAAAACAACAAGTAGCAGGATTCTATAGAGATATAGATTTAGCTGCACCTCAAGATAAAGAATCTGAAGTTGAGAAAAAAGAAAGAGAATTAGAAGGAGTAACTAAAACTAAGAATGATGATTTATATACTCTTCTAGAATGTCACGTGAATTTAGATATCGAAGGTTTTGAAGATGTCAATCCCGAGACTGGTGAGCCGTCAGGAATTAAACTTCCATACATTGTAACTCTTGAAGAAGGTTCAAGAGAAATTTTATCTATTAGAAGAAACTACGAAGCAGGTGATCCTCAAAAGAAAAAAGTAAATTATTTTGTACATTTTAAATTTTTACCAGGTTTAGGTTTTTATGGTTTCGGTCTAATCCACATGATTGGTGGACTGTCAAGAACTGCAACTTCTGCATTAAGACAATTATTAGATGCGGGAACGTTATCTAACCTGCCAGCTGGATTTAAAATGCGTGGTATTAGAATTAGAGATGATGCACAATCAATTCAACCAGGAGAATTTAGAGATGTAGATGCACCTGGTGGAAATTTAAGAGATTCATTTATGATGCTTCCGTTTAAAGAACCTAGTCAAACATTATTAAGTTTGATGGGTGTAGTCGTTCAAGCAGGTCAAAGATTTGCATCTATTGCTGATATGCAAGTTGGAGATGGTAATCAACAAGCAGCAGTTGGAACTACAGTTGCTCTACTTGAAAGAGGAAGTAGAACGATGTCAGCTATTCACAAAAGAATTTACTCAGCTCTTAAGAATGAATTCAAACTTATGGCTAGAGTATTCAAGTTATATCTACCACAACAATATCCGTATGATGTAGTTGGGGGCCAAAGAATGATAATGCAATCTGACTTTGATGATAGAGTAGATATATTGCCAGTTGCTGACCCCAACATATTTTCTCAAACACAGCGTATTTCCCTCGCGCAAACGGAACTCCAACTGGCAACATCAAATCCACAAATGCATAATATGTATCAAGCGTACAGAAATATGTATGAAGCATTAGGTGTAAAAAATATTGATAGTGTTTTGGTTAAACCTATGCAACCAATGCCAAAAGATCCTGCATTAGAACATATTGATGCTTTAGCTGGAAAACAATTTCAAGCTTTTCCAGGTCAAAACCACAGAGCACACATACAATCTCATTTAAGTTTTATGGAAACTAACATGGCAAGAAATAATCCAATGGTCATGGCATCATTAGAAAAGAATATTTTTGAACATATTAGTATCATGGCTCAAGAACAAATTGAATTAGAGATGAGAGAACAATTACAACAGTTACAAATGATGCAACAACAAATGCAAATGGTAGCACAACAGAATCCACAAGCTGCACAACAAATGCAAATGCAAGCGATGCAATTACAACAAGGTATTGAATCGAGAAAAGCACAATTGATTTCTGAAATGATGGAAGAATTTATGAACGAGGAGAAAAAAATCACTTCACAATTCGATAATGATCCAATTGCTAAGTTAAGATCAAGAGAATTAGACCTTAGAGCTATGGAAAATGATAGAAAAGCTACTGAATCTAAGGACAGAATGGATCTTGATAAGATGAAAGCAATGATGAACCAACAAAATCAAGATGAAAAGCTAGAACAAAACGAAGAATTAGCAAAATTAAGAGCTGATACTTCAATTGAGAAGACAATTTTATCAAAAACTATTCCAAGCACTGATTCTATGATGAAAAATCAAGATTCAATGATGCCAAAAGTAAAAATATTTAGAGGAGGCAACCAATAATGTGGTTTAGTGCAATAAAATTAGCTATAAATGCTGGTTCACACATTTTTAAGAAGCGTCAAGAGACAAAAATGTTGATGGCAGACGCTCAAATGGAACATGCAAGAAAAATGGCTAGAGGTGAGGAAGCTTATCAAGGCAAATTACTAGAAGCAAGACAATCGGACTGGAAGGACGAGGCGGTTCTTATAATTTTGTCTTTGCCTGTAGCAATTTTAGCGTGGGCAGTCGTATCAGATGACCCAACTGCGATGGATAAAGTAAAATTGTTCTTTGAGATGTTCTCACAGCTCCCATCATGGTTTACAAATTTATGGATTCTTGTAGTTGCGAGCATTTATGGTATAAAGGGGACACAAATATTTAGAAACGGAGAAAAAAAATAATGCCAAGAAAATATAGAGGAACAGAAATACCTGCAAAACAAAAAGATAAACAAGCAATGACATCAGATGCAGCGTATAGAGTAGAAGCTAAAAAAGGTGGAAAAATGAAAAAGAAAAAATCTTTTCCTGATATGTCAGGAGATGGTAAAGTAACTAAAAAAGATATTTTGATGGCAAGAGGTGTTATCAAAAAGAAAAAACGAGGTAAAAAATAATGGCTGATGGTAAAAATAAAAATGGTTATAAAAATCCAATGAAAGAAGATAGAGCAAGAGAGGGTAAAAAAGCTGCTTATCGAAAAATGGGTTTTGGAGATCTTATGAAAGATGAAACAATTGATTTTGGAGATAAACACCCTATTCTTAAGACTAGAAAAGAAAAACAAAAGAATTATGAAAACCCTATGAAGGAAGAAAGATTTCAAACAACAAGACAAGCCGATATAGCTAAAGCAGTTGGAAAAGAAAATGTAGGAGATCCAAGAATTAATAGAAGATCAGGTGGAAGAATGAAACTTAAAGGTGGTGGTTGTGCACAAATCAAAGGTTGGGGTAAAGCTAGAAAAAGATAATGAAATTATCTAGACAACAACAATTGATGAAGATGTTATCATCTAGAGGAAGAAAACAGATGAAACCATTTACATCACCAATAAATCAACTTGTGAGGAAAAATGGCAAAGTTATGCCCAAGGGGAAAAGCAGCAGCAAAGCGAAAGTTTAAAGTTTATCCATCAGCATATGCAAACATGTACGCATCAGCTGTATGCTCAGGTAAAGTTACACCTGGCGGTAAAAAAAAGAAAAAAGCTAAGAAGAGAAAATAATGGCTGAAGGTGGATTAAGGAAATGGGTTTCTGAAAAGTGGGTCGATATTGGAGCACCAAAAAAAGATGGTAAGTATCAACCATGTGGTAGATCAAAAGGATCTAAAAGAAAATATCCAAAATGTGTTCCGCTTGCAAAAGCAAGATCAATGTCATCTTCTCAAAAAGCTTCTGCAGTTAAAAGAAAAAGAGCTGCAGGTAATACTGGACCTAAACCAAAAAACGTTAAAACATTTGCGAGGAAAAAATAATGTTTAGAAAAAGATTTCAAAAAGGAACTGAAAAAATATTTGATCAATTAGAATCAAATGTACCTTATCCAAAAGGTGGTAGAGTTGAATTAGCTAAAGGTGGAAGAACCCCTGCTTGGCAAAGAAAAGAAGGTAAATCTGCATCAGGCGGATTAAATAGAAAAGGCGTTGCATCTTATAGAGCAGCGAATCCAGGTTCAAAATTAAAAACTGCAGTTACTACCAAACCATCAAAATTAAAATCAGGATCAAAAGCTGCAAAAAGAAGAAAATCATTTTGTGCTAGAATGAAGGGTATGAAGAAGAGATTAACTTCAGCTAAGACTGCAAGGGATCCGGATTCAAGAATCAATAAGTCACTTAGAAAGTGGAATTGCTAATGGCTGGTATAGAAGATTTAAAAAAAGACATGTCTAAAATAGCAGACGATGAATACTACGCTAGTTTACAAAAATTTATAGAAAGAGATCCTGGAGCAAAAGAATATTTTAATCCAGCGGACATTACTTATCCTGCCATGGATAAATCATCAAATTATAATTACAAAGGATTTCAACTCAGAACTAAAGATCCTGAATTTGTAAAAGATTATATGGAGAAAAGAGATATAGATAAAGTTTATTCTCCTGAATCTACTTACATGGAAAAAATAAAAGAAGGTAAATATCCAGTTGCAATTTTAGAAGAACCTGTAAAAACAGGGACTGAACCAGGAGATTTATTTAAAATTTCTACCATACTTCATGAAGCAAGACATAAAATTATGATGGAACCAAAATTCAAAGATATAATTAATAAATACGGTATAGAAGAAGAAACCTTTGTAAGATTTTTAGATAAAGAATTTTTTCCAGAATTAGACGCTTACATACCTAAATTTAAATATCCAGAAGAAGCATATAAAATATATGGAAAAGCAGTTAAAGAATACAAAGATAAGTTTGGTAAAGAAGAAAAAGGTATTTTAAATAGTATTAAGGATTTCTTTAAAAGTGATGAGAAGAAAAGTTCAAATGTTGATAAACCTTTATCTGATATTTCAGGTTTTACAGCTAGACCCAAAAAATAATGATAGACAAATTTATGTACACTATTTTAGGTACTATTGACAAATTTTTTGATATATTTATACCTAATATTTATGAGAGACTCAAAAACAATAGAATCTTTTCTTCAAAAAAAAGAAAAAGAAAATAAACAAAAAGATTTATTTCGAAACCTTAAAAAAGAGGTAGAGACCGGTGCGAATGGTACTCAGAAATATGTCATTAAGAAAGGTATGAATAAAGGTAAAATAGCTGATGTTAAATGAAGAATTAGTAATATTAAATAAAGTACAAAAATATTTAAAAGAATCCTATCAAAATATTGGAGATGCTATGATTGGTGGTGGTATTGACAATATGGAAAAATACAAGTATATGATGGGACAGGCACATGCCTTTTTAAGAATATCACAGGAAATCTCTAACCTGCTAAACCCAAAGGAGCAAAATGATACTGAAAGAGAACAAGACCTCACAAACGTCGTCCGATTCGGAGACAAAGACTAAATCTGCATTATTAGATAAATACGAAAAGCAAAATGCAGAAGCAAATAAAAAAGAAGTAGAAGGCTACGAACGATTAAAATCAAAAGAATCTAATAAGTTACCAAAACCTACTGGATGGAGAATGTTAATTCTTCCATTTAAAATGCCTGAGAAAACAAAAGGCGGATTATATTTTGGACAAGAAACTTTAGAACGACAACAAGTTGGATCAACTTGTGGACTTGTGTTAGCACAAGGACCTGATTGTTATAAAGACAAAGAAAGATATCCTGATGGACCTTGGTGTAAAAAAGGTGATTGGGTAATTTTTGCAAGATATGCTGGATCAAGAATCCAGATAGATGGTGGGGAAGTAAGATTGCTAAATGACGATGAAGTGTTAGCATCCATTGATAACCCTGAAGATATACTTCATCAATACTAAACATAGAAGGAGATAAACTATGCCCGATATAGAAGAAAATAAAACAGTTGACATAGACACATCTGGACCAGATACTGAGATTGAATTAGAATCTACTCCAGAGGAACAAGTAACTGAACAGGAAACAACTGAATCTACTGAGACAAGCAGTGTTGAAGCAGTGGAAGTTGCACCCGAAGAAAAA